CCAACCACAACGATGCCAATACTTACGTAGCCAAACTGTTGTAGTGATCTTGCCTATCTCTAGGATAGAACCCATGATGATAATAGGGATAACGGCTCCTGCAAAGATTGCAGTCAAGCCTATGATACTATAATAGGCGGCTACTGTACTCAATGACAGTGCCACCAATAGTGTTAAATTAGATAGACTTATAATTTTTTTAAGCATAACATATATTTATTACGGTAACAGTCCCTTATTTCTATATACATCTTCTTTAATTGGTTCTATTCTGTCTGGTTCTATCCTAGAAAGAAATGATTTCCAAAAGTCTCCGGTATAAAACTCATATGAGTCCCGTTCAGCACGTTCCCTACACTCAGACCATTTACTATGAACTATACAGCATTCTTCATAGTGATCTTCTAATTCGTACAAATCTATAACGGTTTTATAAAAAGTCTCGTCTAAATCATAATTAAAAAAGATATCAGTTTTTAACGTCAATTTATTTTTAGAACTATTATTCGGGGCGAATACTTTAATTCTTCTATCAAAGTCTTTAAGGAACTTATAATATTGATTATAACTAATTTCCGAAGAAAAACAAGAAGTTAGGACAGAATAGTGTCTTAATGGGATATTATAATCCTCAAAAGACAAAAATATTGTTTTACTTTCAGGATCATCGTCCCTGGGTTCGTGCAACACACGAATGAATGATTCATATTTGTCATCAAACCTCCACCGAGCTTCCCAGGATAACCAATTGTAAAAACTACGTTGAATGGAATAGACCTCATTTAAAATGAAGTCCATTTTTTGTTTTGTCGTTTTTTCAGTATCTATGGAACTATCCAAATACATTAACCAACGTAAATGATTGCCACCGGCACCACCTGGAAATACTACCGCACGTTTCATTGGTTCTCAAATAAATGCCCAAAATTACTAATAAACTGATTAATTTCCATAACTAGTTTACGTGGGAGACTTCTAGGTCCACCTATGTTATACGTAACTATTTGGGTATTCTCTCCGTTAAACTCACCGGATTTGATTTGTATCACTTCAATGTAGTTACCATCTTCAAATTTATATTTTTTGCCTAGTAGATCCATACATTATTTATTGTCCTCGTCATCCTCAGCAAGCATGGCATCAATTTCTGCCATACGTTTTTTACGTGCCGCTTCCTCAACTACACCATGCTCGGTAAGTGCTAAATCACTTTCACACATTGGACAAATTTTCTTAGTTTCGCCATCTTCATCTTGCTCGTCAAAATTCCAATCAGCATCGTATGATTGACCAGTCCACTTACACTTAGTACATTTGTGTGTAGGTTCCGGTGGGGTATTATTTACCCAACTAGATTCATCACCGTATTCATAGGTAATATCGTACCCACCTTTGCGGTCAGTCCACCAATCATCATATTGGCGATCCCATTCAATCTCTACATCATTGTCCCATGCATCACCGATAATTGCATCAATATCAGCTTCCCCTGCTTCAACTTGTTGCCAAAGTTCTTCAAGTTCATCTTCATCCATGTCTGGATAGATTTCTTCTAATACATCCTTTGTTAATTCAAATGCGAATTGACTATCGACTTGATGCCATTCATGTTTTATTAATGTGACCATGTTTACCTTCCTTTAGTACTTTGGCTATATAATCTAAATGTTCTGGATATTTGCTACACAAATCAAACATTGCTTGATTTAACTCAAGTATAGTTTGCTCACTTTTATCACGACCAACAAAACGATAAATTGTTTCATTAACCTCGTCACGAATTTTGTCTCGGGTATTACTCATTTGTATGGCTTAATATCTTTATGTTTCACAATTATAACATTATGAATTTTGTTTTCATACATTAATGGTAAATCTAATAGGATAGTAATCCTAGGACCTTCAATTTCATTAATGACTGTATCGTTACCAACTGTACCGACAAAAGGTATCTTGTGGTAATACCCAAACACTCTATCACCTAAAAAGTATTTGGGTTTGTATCTGTTCTTTTCAAAGTATTCCTGTAGACTAGCCATGATTACATCCAACTATGACAGGTGTATTTATTTGCATATCTCATAGAGATTTTGTCTGAGCCAAAATGCTTTCTGTAGAAAACTTCGTATGCTTTATGCCATTTCTTTTGAATAGGTTTTGGTGCATGACAAGCAAGATAGTGTAATTTACTAAATTGGTCTGATATTACACGCTGATTAAATTTCCAACCTACTGGATACCATTTAATTCTAGTCTGCCAATTATAATTATCTACCCGTCCAAATGCTAGTCTTTGTTTGTAGATATAAGACTTAGGTAGATCCTGAGGTCTAAATTTGTTCATTTAATTTACCTTTAATCATTTTGATAACTTCTTTAGCCTCTTTGTATCCAGACTGCTCAAGCATGTTATTCATTTCTCTATCAATGAGTTCTTGCATTTCAGGATAGTCCTGAGTCCAGCGAACTACAAAATTGTATTCTTTATCATTTCCCATTTGATATCTCCACCCATAATACAGTAACAATTACTAAACAAACAATCAAACCTAATTTATAGCAAACGTCTATCATTTGATTTCGAAATGGTCTTTGAGAAGTTTTGCGGCAAACTCAGGATCGAACGGGAATGGCTCTGACTTCCATTTAAGAATTTCATTGGCGCATTCAGCCACAATCAATTCACAAAACTTACCTACAACCGTACTATGAAACAAATCAGTTTGAAATGTTTCTTCGGGCATAGTGTTATAGGCAAACTGTAGTGCCTGTTTATAAATTTCTAAAGTTCGTTCGTTCATACGTTCTTTAATCCTATTCTGCTATAACCTAATTTACTTTTGGTTTCTTTTCTATCTAACTCTTTAAGAAACTCTAGACCAACTAAATCAAACCATTCATTGTATTCTTCAATCTGTGGACACCAACTCATGTGGGGTCTTGCAGGATTACGTCCATTCATATTCCATGCACTACCACCACAGTTGCAGTAGTTTTTAAATGACTTGAGATTTTTGGCCTCATCGTATGTCATTTATCGTCCCTGATAACACAATACTTATGAAAGAACCACAACACATAACCAAAGCCAATTGCGACAATTGCCGCACAGATATAGTTTGTTAATGGATCATTTGTCATTACCAACTCCACTTAATTAAAACACCTTCATAGAGATTGTGTTCACGACACATCTTGCGAATAGCATCAACTAAATCACAAGCCCACTTTGGATCAGAATGGTTGTAACCGCTACGCTTTACATCACCAAACTTCTCTGCTTGTTCGTAACAGTAACTCCATTCTTCATCATCATCGCACCAATTGTAATAGGCTTCGTCATAACTATCATTACGGACACGCTCACCCCATAAATCAAGGTAAGCATGCCAATAGTTGCGATAGTCTTTAGATTCTAAAACACCAACCCACTTACCGTCTTTGAAGGCACCACCATGTAAATCTCTTACAGGCTCAATACCTTTACTAGCAAGAATCTCGTTTAGATTTTCAAGAACGATTGGTTCAAGGTCTTCGAACCAATCATAGTATTCTACTGTTTTAGGTGTCATTATTCAACTCCACATATATACGGTACATAACATATATGTCATGCTTCCAAAAAACATAATCATACCACATGCCAAGAATATATCAACCGTTTTCATTCTTCAACCCCTCAAACTCTCAAGCATTTCCTGATTGTGTTGATTGATATATGCTTGCGCTACCATTAGCATGTGTTCAGCATGTTCCAAACTTGACGGAAGCACAACCTTGTCACCACGATAGAGTTCATCAAGTGCAAGGCGACATTCATGGTCAGTGTAGGGAATCATTTGTCATCCCTGAAACGAACAAAGCGAGGGAAACGCAAACTGTATGTACCATCTTGGTTTTGTGTAATCACATCACACAAGATTTCAGCAGTGCGACCAATAATGCTGTTACTATTAATCCAATAATCATCACGGTCTGCATCACTGAAACCAGATCCAACATTGACACTAATTTCTTTGTCATCATCAACGCCGTGACATACAAGTGCACCGAGGCGTCCCTGATTACGTCCAGTACCTTCTTCAACACCGATCACCTCCAGGTCAACAGTAATTGTAGGCTTCCACTTCATCCAGAATGTATTACGCTTACACTCGTAAGGAGCGTTAACATCTTTAATCATAATACCTTCAAATCCAGCATTAACTTGATCCTTAGCATAACGATTGAGTTGGTCACGACCTGCGGCTGTGTCTAAGTCTACCATGATGTGGGGCAACAGTTCAACATTAGGCATTGTGTCAATGACTGGACGCATACCTTCAAGGATCATAATGCGTTTGTGTAGTTGAGCATTCCAATGACCTCGACGGAAGTCATCAAGACCAATAATGTCAAACACATTGAATACACTATCTTCTGCCTGCACGTTTTCTTTGCGGCGTGCTTGACGCATCAATTCTTGGAATGTGTTACCAATCACTTCACCGTCAAGTACAAAGCCCTTAGTAAAGTCACTACCATATTTGTCTTTGATAGTGCGAACAAGTTTAACAAAGTTAGCACGTACCTGATCTTCAATGTGTGTAAAATTCTCAAACTGTTTGCCGTTACGGCTAAAACAAATTGTAGTCAACTCACCTGAATCAGAATAGATAACCATCATGAGGACACGCACACCATCAAGTTTAGGTTCAAGGCGTTTAGTGCCCTTCATTTCAGGACGACCTTCACTATTAGTTGCAAGTTGACAACCGAACACAGGAATTTGATAATCTGTATTCTTACAGATTTTATTGATTGTCTTTTCTGAGATACCTGCTCTCATGTCACGGCGTAGAACAGGGGCAAGAAACGTATTCCATTCATCACTATCAAAACGTTCCATCATGGCTTCGATAGCATCACGTGCCGCATGACCGGTCAACTTACGTTGAGACAAATCAACCATCAATTCATTGAATTCTGCCCAAGGATTTTCTGCACCTGTAATGCCAACTGATTCAGGAATTTGTTTGACACCGAATGTCACGTATGGATTGTAACAGGCTTTGAGAAAGCCCAAAAAGATTTGCCTGTTCGTTGAGCCTAGGACACTCGCCTCAAGTGCCTGTTTGAGTACGTCCTCTTTGTGTAGGCGACTGTCACTCTCATTCAACTTACGAATCCAACTTGCTGACATTATGTTTCCTTACTTAGTTGCGAACGGCCATGCACTGTTTGGGTTAAGAGGAGGCCGGGGTTTCAATTCAATACGTTCTTCTGAGACAATATTATAATCGGAATAGGTAATTTTGTCAACTTCGAAGGGGCCGTAAATTGTAATACTATCTTCTTCAATCTGCCAATTATGGTCACCGTCGTATAGCCATGCCGCGTAAGACAATCCATCGTCATCACCCTCGCAATAACAACGTTCAATCAATTCACGTTCATCTTGGTCAATGTCATCATCAAACTCAAAGTCAATACTGATACCATCGTCAAGTTCACATCCATCGCCGATTGTAGGATCGACTGTGATATACTTGGAATCAATGTATGGAAGGTCATCTTCACTTTCAACAAAGCCTTGACCCCAACGATATAGTTCTTTTACTGACCAGCCTACAACTGATCCATCAGGCAATTCTTTGTATACATCATAGAATTGCTCAATAGATTTTTTGTCTACTGGCTTGATACGATAAAGTACTTTAGTCTCCAATTTGTTCATCCTCGGATAATACGTTAAACACTTCTAATCCACTGACAACTCCCATGGCGTTATCAATCTCACTGATAGCTTTTTCTAATTTAGCTTTAGTTTCTTTCAATGTCTTGGCTCTAACACTACGCACAAATTGGCTAGTTGTAACCATTTTCTTTAGGTTACATTCTGCACCAACTTTCATAGCGTCTGCATTTCTAAAACCGTTATCATATTGGCTACGAAAACCGTGTAACCAGGCAAGTTCATCTACTGTCACTTCACACAATACACGACCACTGTCAACTTGTGCAATTACTTTCATTCCTTACTCCGATCTTTACATTCTTCAATAACTTCATTTGGAACCTTTTCGTACTCGTCTAACTTATCACACTCGTATTCAATGGAGACGGTGTTTGGATCATCAAAGTCCTCTGTATTAACATCCAGACCCATCCAAAGCAAAAATATAACTACACCTAGTAGTGATAGTGTTAGAGTTTTAAAAAGTTTATCATACATCTTATTTTTTCAGAACTAATTCTTCATCCTTCAACAATTGCACTAATTGCTTATTACGCACATCCTGTTCTTTGCGTTCACGTTTCTTTTCATCCGACAATTTCAGCATCATATCATATTGTCGTGCCCACTCGACACCTCGCAACCATAAATTAAGTTGTTCAAGTGTACCTGTAAATAATTCAGCATCGCGGCTATAGATAGGCAGTGCGTTTTTATCTTTAGGCTTGATGGAAACATAATTCATGTCACCACCGTTCCAACCATGCTTTGGTTCGCACAATACGAAACCAAGTTCATCTAGTTCTTTTTCGATTCTACGCAGTCTAATGATATCATTATAACCAGTCATTTAACTCTCCACATGGGCGCACCGCGCACAAGTTTACCAATTGGAAACAATACAGGAATCAACAATACAAGAACCCAAATCATTTGTAGCCATTCAGGTTCAATAAACCTATATACAAAGATATCGAACATGCCTACAATAAAGTAGACAAGTCCGGTATAAAACATATATTGACCTGGGCTAATCATATTACCAACTTGAATGATATTCAAAGTACCAACGATCCCATTTATTATCAAGGCAATCTTCCAATTGCTTTTTAGTGTATTCTAGGTCATCGTAATACCAGTCATCATATTCAGTCTTGCCGAAAAAGAATCCACTTTGTGTAGGAAGTTTACTTGAGGCTTTGTTGCGATTACTCAATACTTCGTTGACAATATCCAACAGTTCCTGAAGTTGTTCTTTTGACACTTCGTAGGTTCCGCAGTCATCAGTGCCTTCTTGCACGTTATCAACGAACCACTTATGGATAGCATTAGCTTTGCGCCAATATGCGGCTTCAACAATAACTTCCTTAACACGTTTATCGCCGATAGGAAAGTTCTCAGCAATGTTTTTGCTAACTTCCTCTTCATCATGCCACACATGACGCCGTGCGTTCAAATACATATCTAGACCCATTTTGTCCTCCAGTTGTCTACGTTTAAATTTCATTTACAAAGTTTGATAATGTCATCAGCAGGCATCTGTGCCTTGATAGCTTCGATGCGACATTCACTCTTACCACGTTCCATAAAAATGAGTGGACTGAACATGCCTACTATTACACCTACAACACAAATAGCGACCCACTTATCCATTACTTTGCTCCTTCGACTGCAATGTCCTTTGTCTTTTGAATGCCATTGTCAAGCATTTTAGCGATACCACTAAAGCCGACAGTAGCGACTACAATACCAAAGATTGTACCAAGAATAAATGTTTTCATTTGATTACCTTTACACGGTTGAGTTGAGTTGAGTTATCAGTATGCGATTTAACTACACCTTGAATTTTAACACGATCTCCAATTTCAATGTTGTGATTGTATGAAAAAAACAACACTTTATCGTCATCAGTTATCCCAGTAATGTAATGTGTGTTCCACTTTACTGACCAAACCTTTTTAAGAATTTCAATCTCAATGGTAACCTTGTCACCGATCGTACCCAAAGTGCCACCCCTAGCAAAATTGATGCGACGGTCAACGTTATCACGTGCCGTACTTTTTTCATAACTTGCAGGCAGACTTGCGATTACAGCGAGGTCATAGGTACTAGTGATAACATCACGGTTGGAGATATCCATTGCCGTTTTGCTAAAGTCATTGAGGGTTTTGCCTTGCAATACCTTAAAGGTGAATGCTTGGAAATACTTGCGAACCTGAATACCCTTGTCACGGCTTTCTTGCGTGATTTGCGAGGTGTCTTTAAGCAACCGTTCAACAAGCATACGATTGGTTTCATGCTGTGCGATACCGGGTGCGATTGCCTTAATGTAAGCACCATTGACAGCCTGTGCTTGAACAGCCGCCGCCCACACATCATCGGCGTTGTGATTGAAATTGACCTTAGGAGCACGATTCACAGGTCTACGATAAGCATATGGATTGCGATAAGTCTTGCGGTAGTTATCAGGATAATCATCATCCATCTGACCGAGGCGCTTAACCTCTTCGCTAGTCCAACCAGAAACGTCAACAAATCCGGGTCCGTTCATTACATAATCTCCGCAAGAATACGATTGTAAACATCAGCCTTGCTCATGTAATAATCGTAGTCACGTTCGCCGGGGCGAAAGTTTTTCCACTGATTCTGACCAGCGTTGCTGATAATGTCATGCTTCAATGAGGTGTTTTCATAATAATCAATGAAGCCATACAAATTATAGTGGGCAATGAAACCTGATGCAAGATACAAAAAGTTGTAACCTGTCTTATTCAGTTGGGTAATATCCTTGCAGGCTTTGACTACGTTATTCACAATCAAAGTCTTTTGACGTTCGGTCAATGGAGTAAGAGACATTTGTAACCTTTCTTTCATTCAATACAAGTATTATATACCCAAACTGATTTATTGTCAACCTTACATCGACCAGTAACTTTCGCTAGAGGGAGAGCAGAAATACGGGGTGTCGTAACGCTCCTGAAAAGTCTTGCCCGATTGCAGATTCTTACGGGTCACGTAAGTTTCGAAAACTTCAACAACGAAACCCAACTTACGCTTACCGTCAGCAACGGCAGAAATGTAGTCTTTAGTACTAGGGGCAAAATCTTGTTTTGCATACAGTCGGCGACCTTCTTTGGTACGCTTGTCAGTTTTGTAGATTTCCAGGGTGTATTCAACTAGTGCAGACATTTCAGCTCCTTTAATCAATCAATACATGTATTATATACCCAAAGTGATTTATTGTCAAATTTCGGGAACCGTTATTTTGTAGTACTAAAGTATTCATCCAGGGAGCCATGATTTCTTTCTTCTTTTTGTGCTCTCTCAAGTAGAATTCCCTGACATTTTCCGGTATATTTTTGTTGACAATTAATCCAATTTCTGTCAAGGCCTTTTCAGGATTTGACACAATATCTTCCAATTTTAGTTCATATCTAGGACATTTGTCATTATTGATTCTTTTCTCTAATTCTGTATACAATCCGTTCAATGGTTCTTTTGCCCCGATGTGTCTATGACTGATTAATACATGATTAGCCCAACGTTCAGGGGTAATATCTTCTTTGCATGTAATGTCACCGTCACCTACCCAATGTCGTTTCCAATGATTAAACATTTCAGGTGTCATCTTGCAAACATTGTTAAGGAAATGTGAGGTCATTGTCCACGCAAATCCACCATGTCCATATGAAACGATTACCGCAGTTTGTGAATCAGTCAAACTTCTATCAGGAGATCCATTGTATGTGGCACTCACTCCTAGCATTCTGAATGTGTCTATGATATAAGAATCAACTGATCCACTGATGCCGATAATTGAATATTGTTCCATGCGTTATTTAGCGAACCAATACTTAACAATATTCTCAGCAGGCTTACCCCTAATAGATTGTGACAAGTTAGGAAAGCCTTCTGTACCTGGAACTAGTGTATCAGTATGCCAATACCCTGTACTGAAATTGACACCATACGTTTTGAAATATGTTTGTTCTTTGATTGCTTGAAACGCACCTTCGATAGCCATTGCTTGGATACTAAAGTCGGTCACGTATGAATTCTGAATACAGTTATTCACACAGAATCCATCTTCGACCCAACCTTGACTCAATGCTTTGTCACGGCTTTGAATGTTGAAGTCCCAAATAACAGGAATGTTTGCAGGCAACATATTTGAGTTCAGACTAAAGTCCAAATACTTTCCGAGCATTGCGTCCTTGTAACGGTCTTTCAATAGACTAACTGAGATATTACTATCATCAACGAAACTCCAATTGCTAGGACTTAATGGAATCACAATAGCATCAACCTTCTCAATAATGCGTCTGTCATAGAACCGTGGCGTACCCATGAATAGTTTACCATTGAATACTGTGCGAATATCATCAATGATGCTGATAAACTCTTGTGTAGCTGATTCAGGATAATTGCCTACAACTGGATAGTGAAACGCACTCCATTGAATGTATAGATTGTCAACACTATTAGTATGACTAAATCTAGCCATATCCATTATGATGTTATGCCACCCACGCAACACTTTGAGCATTTCAGCCTCAGTTGGATTTGTAGTATTGATTTGATTGCCAACACTATCGTTAGGCCACAACTGCCACACCAGTGTGACTTTAAGATTTCTACTATGAGCCTCTTGAATGAACCAAATCAATTCAGTTTTAGGAATCTGCCAACTAGATTCATTGCTAGTCCAAACTATATCATTGAAGTTAGTAACAGGACCATATTGATAAATCTCTACTGTATCAACATTGTCGGCTTGTAGTCTGTCTAATGTTTTCTTGTACAGTAAACGTGAATGCTCGGCTACTGTATTGCAACCGTTATTGTCAGTGGGATAATAATCTTTGACACCAATACTACGCATTACATTGTTAGCAAAACGTTGCGTGGGAGTAGGGATTAAATTGTTGCCGTTGTAGTTATTAGGATAACTTGTTGAATATGCTTTAAGTGTGCATGATACAACTGATGATGCGGCTGGTCCTGAGCCGCCCCCTCCCCCGCCGCCGCATGCGGAAAGAAGTAATGCAACAAATAAAATTAGTATACGCATAGGAAAACCCATAGTGTGTCTGTCATAAGATTATGACACAGTATGGGTTTATTGTCAATGTATTAAAAAGTATTACTTTTTAGCTTGTCCTTGGTTTACAAAGCCGTACATCTTTTCAGCAGTCTCAAGAATTTTGTCTAGACCTGGGTACTCAGGCATGTTGACTGTGCCAACCATTTGACCAGTCTTCTCGTCACGCTTTGCGGACATTTCCCAGCCAGCCCACTTGTACTGAAATTCTTGACCAACTAGGTCTTTTGCCATTGACAAAATATCTGTACGAATCTCGTAGCCGTTTTTATTGAATTTTACTTCTGGTAGTTTTGGGGTTTCAAATTGTGACATTATTATCTCCTGGTGTGTGATGTCTGTTGATTATATATCAAACGTTTGCTTTGTCAACTGGTTTAGGGTTCTGTGGCAATTTGCCATAGTTGACCCACTCCCAATCTTCGTCAGTCATTGGTTGCCATTGGTTCATATCTCACCTCTTTTAACTTTCATGTTGTACTCTACAGTTAGTCGTTCAACATCACCAGAGTTCTGAGGATGATTATCTATAATATATTGCTCTAAACTAGAGCCGTATGTTTTTTGAGAACGTGCAACCCAGACTCCGGCTACTGCTAAACATATCATTAGCAGGATAATAAACATATTACTTAGCCTTCTTGCTTGCGGCTTGTGCTGTAGGGAAGAAACTAGAAAATGTCTTAGCGGCTTCTACATATGGAGTGCGATCCATAGCAACTTCACCTAGCTTGGTAAAAACATCTGTACCAGCTTTGAATGCGTCACGTGTGTATTTTGCTTGTGCATCAACAAAATCATTTAAGATTTTCTTGACTTCTTTTGTTGGGCTAGTTACATCAATAACTGCCTTTTTGGCTACGACTACTTGGTCGATGGTTGTGTCTACGAATGAATTAAACATAATTTTCTCCTGTGTGTTAATGTGTTTAAAAATCAGTTTTTACAGAACTGTAACTGTCTCATGTATTTAGTGCCTGAGAATCACTATTATAATATATTTCTTTATATTTTTGTAGAGCCTTGACTCTAGCCAAAAACAATCGAAATTGTATTTCTTCGGGTAATTCCAAATTGTCAAGCTCGTCACGCAATTCATTGAATCTTTGTGGCCTACGCTTGACAACTATTAAATCCTCGTCATCAACGTCAGTATAAATGCCGTTGATGAGTGTGGTTTTTCTATATGGATTACTTCTTAGGAGTTTCGGCTTTTTTATCAGCAGGCTTGGCTTCAGCTGGTTTGGCTTCGCTTTTGGTGGCCGCTTTCTTTTCAGCCTCCTTGTCTGCCTTCTTCTTAGCCAATTTCATTTCATCTTTTGGTGCTTCTGCAGGTTTAGTTGCAGGCGCTGTCGCTGTCGCTGGAGCGGCAGGAGCTTTAGCAGGTTCTGCGGCAAAACTTGCGGTAGATACTAGGGTTGCGATTAGAGTTGCGATAAGTTTCATTTTGGTTTCCTTTAAGGTTATACAACAATCACGTTGTATATATTTAACGCTTCAATATATAGTTTCGTTGACAGATTTTTATCCGCCACGCCCACTTCGTCTTACTACGCTACTGCCACCAAAGCCTTTATTGTTAACTTTAGGACCTTGTTGCTTGGGTGCTTTACCTAACCCAGGATGCAATTGATTATTCTTTTTGGCTTCATTAGCCATATTGATAAATGGGTTTTTACTTTTCTTTTGTTCAGTCATTTTCGTGCCTTTATTGATTCTAAATAACTTTGGATATCACCGTATAATGTCAACATCATTGCGATTTTGCTATCATACAATCTAATGAAAGGTTCTGCTCTTTCATTCTCTTTTTTATTTACACCGAGGTAGTAAGGGCATTTTAATTTACTACTACAGTCACTAACAAACTTATACCACGTGTAATGTGTGACCTTCATGGGACACACATAATGTTCAATGTCTGCTTCTTGGAATTTTTTATCACCCAATGGAGTAAGTCTAAGACCATCTCCATTCATAGTAAACCACCATGAACGAATTATTTTTTCCAACGGCTGATTTTCATACGGTAGTTGCTTTAGTACCGCTTCTGTGATTTTGTATTTAATTAACCTGCTCATCAGGATACACACATCGCCCGCTATTCATAAACA